CCTGCTTACCTGATTTCTCTTTTTTTACCCAAACGAATCCAATAGTCTTGTAGGTAAATCCCCATGCCTTCATAATTTCTATAGCGTAAGGCAAGTGGGTATCTGTAGTCCACATAAAACAAGCAGCGTTTTTATCAATAATGTCTTTAATAGGTAAAGCAGAAATTTCTTCTGTAGTCATAGTAGGATATTCTTCTTTTTTATTATCTTTCAAAACAGTTCCGAATTTTCTGGTAGAATCCCCATGATTTAATATCCATGATTTTTTTCCGTAAAACCACGGGGGATCGGCGTAAACGATCTGGTAAGGATCGATGCTTAAGTCTTTAAGTTGTTGTATGCTCATACCTTCGTAATGGTGTTCTACTTGTCCTGCCCTTTTCTTTTTCTTGTAATCTTTTCTGTCCGACCCCTTTGCTAAAGCAAATCCTGTATAGTGCCACGGGGGATCAGCATAGATAATCTGGTATTTCTCAGTCATTTTTCGGCGGGATTATAATCTGGAATGGTGCTAGGTTTTCTCCGTCCCTGCCTGTGATTTCAGTCCTTTCAGAATATCCTCTGTTCTTACCTTTTGTCTTCAGATAAAATATAGTAGCAGTTGTGTTGTTTTCCTGGATCTGTTTATAGAGTTGTGACTCAACAAAATCAAATGCTATATTTTCAATATCGTCTACCTTTTTCTTGAATTCTGGATCGTCTTTCATCCAGTTATAAAAGTGGGTTCTGCTAACCTCTGCTTTTTTACAGGCGGAAGTTACCACCCCGAGACTGCTTTCTAGAGCAGCCAAGACTGCTCTTTTCTTGTGTTCATTACTGTCCATGTTTTAAATTATTTTTCCGTTTAGTTTTATTGTTAGGGATGGATCTAGTTTTCTCATCCTGTCAATAATCACATCACAATATTGGGGATCAAGTTCTGTCCCATAACATTTCCTGCCCATCTGGTGGGCTGCCACCATTGTTGATCCTGATCCTAAGAATAAGTCTAAGACCGTTTCGTTTTCTAGGGAAGAGTTACCAATTAAGTATCCACACAACCTGATGGGTTTCATAGTTGGGTGTTCCGCCGAAGCAAGAGGTTTATCTACACGGATTACGGAAGTATTTGGTCTTGTTTCTAGTATGTCTCTGACCATATCTTGTAATTCTTTTTTAGATGCCTTTTCAATATCTATTGTTCCCTCATCGTACATGTTAACCTGTTTTCTATCTCCGTGCCAAGAGTGTGCTGCTCCCTCTCTCCATCCGTAAATACAGGGTTCAGTCTGGTGGTGGTAATCGTTTCTGCCCAAAACAAAATGTGATTTAACCCAAGTTAAATGCTGTGTATACCTAAGTGTTTTAGTTTCTAATATTGCCGTCATAAAACTTACTTCCTTTTCGGCGTGCCAAATGTAAAATGCCCCGCCGGGTTTTAAAGACCTTTCAATTTGTAAATAGGCATCGGTAAGAAATTTGTGAAAAGACTGTGAATCCATACTATCATTCTCAATCTCTTTTCTAAGTTTTTTCATCGTACCCTTGTAGGCAACATTGTATGGTGGATCTGTGTGAACCATATCTGCTAACTTGCCTTCCATTAACAAGTCAATATGGTTTTGGTCAGTCGCCGAACCACACACTAGTCGGTGGGGACCAATCTCGATTAAGTCTCCCAATTTGGTAATGGTGTCTACCTCTTCTGGGATTTCGTATCCGTCTTCCTCTGCTTTCTTTTCAATTTTTACAATTTTGGGAATGTCTATACCCCAGTCTTCCAACTGATCTAAATCCCAATTTGCTTTTATCATAGACCAATCCCATTCTCCAAAAGATGAATTGTCCTTTATAATAAATTCCCTCTGTTGTTCTGGGGTAAGGTCTTTGGCTTTTATAATATGTATTTCTGTTAAGCCCGCTGCCTTACAGGCTTTCAATCTCATGTTGCCTCCTAACACGATCATGTCGTCGTTCACGACTATAGGTCGGATCGTGAGCATCTGGGGAAATTCCTTGATGCTTTCCACGAGTTTTTTAAACTTGCCGTCTTTTATCAGTCGAGGATTTTCTGGGTTTTCCTTGACCTCATTAATGTTTACTAAAGTGCTTTCCATATACTCTATATATGGAAATCGCCCTAAGTTTTCTTAACCAATATCAAAAATATCCTGTAAAGACTGTTCTGTGATGGGTTCCGGAATCCTATTGGTCTTAACCATACGGGCTGTTCCATTTATAGCATAAACTAACTTTATCTTCTTACGCCTTTCCATCTGCTTAAGCATGATTAGGGTTTCCTGAACACTCTTACCTATTAGTTCCGAAAAGGTCTGGTCGGATGTAAAACAAACCTTATTGTCTAGTTCCCACGAAAGTATGTGTGTGTAAAGGATCTTCTCTTCTAGATTTAAAAGACTGGGGTCGGTCATAACATGATCGTAAATCTTAATGATATGGTATTTCATAAGAAATTATATTTTATCCCAATCTTTAGGGAGACCTTTTAGAATAGGATCTTCTACTGGAGAATGAATAAAAACTACTTGATCAGACCTTCTGTTTGGTGGACTAGGTTTTATCTCCTCCTTGACTGCTGGTTTAAGTAATCTTGCTATGCCCGGTATGTTCCACATCCACTGCCTTTCCTTTTCTATATGGAGTATTCTTTTCTCCTGGAGAGTTTTTAGGTGTCTTTTGATCAAATTTTTATTCAACCCGGTTTTTTCCTCTATATCGCTATAAGGTATCCTGAAATACATTTCTGGTTTAGATTTATATTTCTGGTGAAGGTTAATCAGGAGTAGCACCTTAAATTCCTGGAAGGTCGTGTAGTTGCCTAGACAAATCATCTCGACGTCGTTAAACCAATATTGTTTCCGTACGTTAGAATTGCTTAGGTCGATAGGGCGAAAGTCTGTGTAAGTTTTTATTGTAGCCATTTTTGTTTCTTATTATATATCAAAAGTAAGGAATGTTTTCTTGATCTTAGGGAATAAAAACCGGATTTTTTCGACAGAAAAAAAAATCCGGTAAGCCCACTAAGATTACCCTAATGAAATTTTCTATTATCTTTTCTTATTTTATATGGGGTCAAATCGACTGGTCCTAGAAAAGGGGTAGTGTATTTGACCCTTGAGGTCCAGTCGACGTAAATTTAGCAGTAATTAATTCCTCAGTCAAGGCGGAATATCCCTTACGTTTTAGGTATGAATGTATTTCGGAAACCTTGCCTAAACCCTCGCCGGGAAATAGGTGTTCTACTGCTTTAAGTCTCCTGTATTTTTCAGCATAAAGGGCGTTAGTTTCTTTAACTAACGCCCTCTTAAGAACTTCTGCCGTAATATCTAATTCCATTAATTTATTTCGGTAGGGCGGAGGAATATCTTTTTAGTCTCTAGGCATTTGTAAAGAAAATCCGTAACCTCGTTAAAGTTTTCAATAAGGGATATTCCTAAATAAATCATAGGAACTGTTTCTTCTGGATCGTTTCTTTTTTCAGTTTCATAAACCAGGATATCATTTTCATGGTTTATGATTAGCGTAAAAGGATCTCCAATAATTAAAGTGTTGTCTGGGTTTTCCGGATCTTGCTGGATTTTCCATCCAAGTCCCATAAACCATAAAATTAAATCCTGTTTTTTCATATGTGTGTTTTTAATTACACTGTAAATATAGGGTCAGTCGTCGTAATAAAAAAATTAAAAGGAAAAAAAATAACCGGAAGGGTAACCGGTTATTTAAGTGTGAAAACCACAGGTAGCATTCCCCTTTTTTGGTATCTCAAATATAAAACTTATTATTGTAATAAAAAAATTATTTTGAATAATATTCTTTTAATAGGGTGTAAAGAAATTCGCTGTCCTTTTTGTTCATAAGTTCTTCTCTAATGTTAAGTGGTCTTGTTTTCCAAATGTCGCTGTACCTTTTCACCCTGCCCATAAAGATTACTATATCCTTTTCCTCCTCGGTAAGTTTAACAAAAAGGTCCAGCTTTTTGCTTTCTGCTATAAGTTCTAGTTCTAATTTTGTTTTCATGTTCCTTTGTTTTATACTGTAAATGTAGGGTCAGTCAGCGTAATAAAAAAATGGAATAAAAATTTTTTTTTATTCCTTTTCTTTTTTTTTAATCGCTTCTGGATCGTAATTTTGGTGTATGGAACAAGAAAATCAACTTCTCTCCGACCTTGCCTCGCTAGGTCTACCAACTCATTCTATAGATGATTATGAGTATTTTTTAGAATGTTTAAGATCGTTACCCCATTTAACTTGTAACGCTCACACGCCAGGCGGTTTATTATATTGTGATCTAACAGTAGTTCACAATAAAAGAAAAGCAGGATGTAATCTAATAATAGATTATCGTGCTCAACTTGTAGAAAGCGGTATGGTACACTATTGGTCTCAAGACAATGCCTATATTATGCCTGGTGAATTAACCAATTTTGTAACTGGACTTTTACCTATTTGTACCGAAGGTAACGATCCTACTCTTATAGAGCTTTATGCTCAAAGAATTTGGTTTATAATGTATAATGCTATTCGGGAACTTGATTAAGTTTATCCCGGTAGGTCTCAGCAATCTTAAGGCAGTGAGCAATCACTGATCTTCGGCAGGAACCACAACCGGTATCCCTTAGTGCCGTTTTATTGTATCCGTTATAAACTCTATAGGCAATTGCCATTTCCTCTGGCTGCCAAACCTTTTTCACCGGGGCGAAAATGTTTATATTACGAATTAGTTCTTCTTCCCAAGCTTCCATGTTAAAACAAATTAGTGTGTATCTTATCCGCTTCCTCTGCTAAAAATCCTGTTGCTAAACTAGACAATATTGCTACTGGCAAGGGATTAACCCAAAAGGTCAAGGTCAGGATCAGCATTGTCCAGGTTGCTAAACACTGAGGGCAGTTCATCGGCTTCCGGTTCAGGGCAGGTAAGTTCTTCAGCATCCACTGGTAAGGCTGACTGTGTAGCAGGGCTGGTATCGCCATCGCTACTAAGATCATCTGTAAGTAAAGGTTTATTAGTGTCTCCATCTATAATTATTGTTTTAGTTTCTGGGTCAATATTATTGGCGTAAGCCATTTTAGAAATGTCTCTGTCGAGATTTTCTGGTCGAGATTTAAAGAAGGTGTTTAAGCCTTCAAAGGTCCATGTTATCATATGTCGTATTCTATTGGTGTTGATGTTAAAGTTGTCCTGCCTGTTTCATTGGTAAGTACAGCAACAGGTTCGTTATTTCTTAATTTTGCCATTTCGGTTTTAAGTTCTTCAACTAAAAGGTCTACCTTTTTTCTTTTGGCAAGCGTCTGTTGCTTCCTTGCCTGAACTTTGCTCTTATGGTTTTTTCTATGTTTAGTCGTTCCCATTATATGTTATTCTTTATGTGCTTACGAATTCTGTTGATAGAAAGAGAGATAGAGGTTCTAGGTATCCCAGTTGCCCGAGCCAAAGAAGATATTGTGTGATTTTCATCAATGTAAGTTTCAAATAACATTTTATCATACCAGGTCAGTTTATTTAGTTCTTGTCTTATTCTATCTGCTATTGCTACTGTATTCTCGTCTTGCTCTTCTTTAACATCTTCTAAGTTGTCTATTCCCGCTGTCTCTATTCTATAAGTATAGTAAAAGGGAGAAGTGACTGAACGCCAGGAATTCATCATGATCCTGACACAGTAAAATCTCCCTCCTCCCGACTCTATAATGTCTTCTACATTTAACTTACGAAGAAATTCGTCCAGGCAATAATGTAATAATTCCATGTAAAGAGGATCGTTGCCAGAAATTTTCTGGGCTGCCTCTTTCAAAGGAATGTAATTATCATTGATGAATTCTTCGATAATAGTCAAAATGTATTAAACATCTATTGCCGTTATGTCTTCAAAGTTTACACAAGGGTTAGAATGACCCGGAAGAATAACGGATAGGCGTCTAGGGTATTGCCAATCCTTTTCTATAATCGAAACGTATCCCCTTGCTTGAAGCAGAGAAATTACCTGGTCAACAAATCTTTCGTCCCATCCAAACTTGCTGGCAATCCATTCGCTAGAAGCAAAGCAGCATTTTTCTTGTATTGACCAGGAAAAAATAAAGTTAAGAATAATTTTCTCTGGGTAGTTTAGTTCCTGGTCCTCCCAGATAAAACTGTCTACCCTCATAAGAATGTATCCTGTATCCATTTTATTAATATTGGTGGTAAGAAGCCCCGTCTATATTAGAAACTAGTTCTTCTATAGAACACACTGTAATAACCTGGTGTTCTCTTCTGATGTAGTCCCATATCTTAACACACACATTGCCTGATGCCGACATAGTAATTTCATAAATCTGGTGGTCGATACCGCCAATAGTAACATAATGCCCCTCGGGCTTTTGGTTACCTTTTCCTACTTTGTTTATTTGGAATCCCATTTGTTAAATTCTACTGTTTTAATAATCCAATCGAAAGGACAAACCTCGACCTCTGTGTATTCTCCGCTGCCTATATTTTGGAAAACAAGAATGATATTATCGTTTTCGTCAATGTATTGACTGTTTATACGCCAAGCCCCGGACATCCCATCTATTAGATAAAAAGTCTCTTTCATATACTATATATCAAAGTATGTTTCTGCTTTTTGAAGCAGATAGGAAAACCCTGATCTAGATTTAATTCCTGTCTCTTTCATCATCTCTGCCCAGGAATATCCGCTTTTCTTTAGTTCCCAAATCTGTCTTAATAGATCTAACTGGGCGTCTCCTTTAATGTATTTGCCCTTAGAAATTTTGCCTCTGGGTATTTCTTTACCTGTTTTATAATTAGACCTGTGCCATTCTAACATTAACCATTCTGGTAAAACCATTGCTGTCCAATAGTCTTCTGGGTCTATTCCCCGTTTAACAATAAAGGGCTCTCTCGAATTCATGTGTTTAACACTCTTGTCTATAAAATCCCTATTCTTATTGTAAAGTTCTCTATACTCAGGGCCCTTCTTCGAAAAACAAATAAGGTTTTCGAAAGTGTGATTTAGTGGATTACCGTCTCTAAAATAAATTATCTTGCCCTTGTGTGAAAATCCTGTATAGCATTCCATCACAATTCTTTCTTTATGCCCTAGGGTTTTATAACCATTTGTGCCCGGGGCTTTTATTTTGTACTGTTCCCTTCCATTTATCCCTATTTTATGATCCTCAGCAAAATCTAAAACCCCAAGTTGATTACATTTTATATCGTATACCGGATGTTGATACCATATCTCTTCCTCATGATCTTCCAGGGTGGGATATTTGGCGTCGAAAAAATTAGTAGTTTCGTAGAAAATCATCTTATGTTTTATAGTAAAAGCAAAAAAAAATCCCCTAGGAAATGGCTATAACCTAGGGGACAAACTAAAAAAGGGGGATTACAAACAGTAAGTAAATCAGATAGAAACCAAATCTCCCCGTAAATATTTATCTTCCTTTATTGGTATTGTTTCGACCTCTAGCCAGTTTTCCGTCAATGTAATCCTTAAGCCTAGCCTCGTTAACCTCGGATGACTTATAGGTCTTAGAGAGTTTAACCTCTATTTGCTTAAGACGGGCCAATGCTGGTGTTGACATAGGTATTTGGGAAAAGACCTTCTACACAATAACTAGGATCGTTAACTCCACCCTGGGCATAGTATTTCTTCCATCCATAAGGCATTACCGGGGTAACTAACTCCCCGTATTGCCCCGGGGCGTAGGACGGCATCATTCCATCCGTAACACGCTGGCTAAAAAATACAGGGTAAGCACCTGGATGTAATTGGATCCAGTCGTTCATCCTTTCACAGTAAAAATTACCAGCTGTTCTTAGTTCTTGTTGTAGGAACTGAAGCTCTTCTAGTGTGATACTTTCAGCATTTTCAGCGGTCGGAGAAAGTACTGACTTGTTAAAAATACGATATTTAATAAAGGGTAACGCTCTCATAAGACCCCATTGGATTAGTGCCTTAGAAATGTAATTGTCTATTAGGAATTGGTTATCAGCAGAGACCGTACCACTAAGAACTTGGTCCTGAATAGAAAAATAGAATGTTGACCCTAAATAGTACTGAAGCTCAATATCCTGAGCTTCTAAAATAAAAGGCGTAAGCAACTCGGGGCTTAAATTAGCATTTGCCGAGGTGAAATTCTTAATTTTTTCTTCAGAAACGAAGAGTGCTATTTTCTGACTCATATTATTGTATTGCTGTTACGTTTTCCTGAATAACTTCTTCGCCGTCCGAATCAAATAGGTTTAGTGGCTGAATGTACATTTCTTCAGCGTACCCATAATAATTCATAAGTTTATCGAAAAGCTTTAGGAGTTTCTTTTGGTAAGGTATAATAGTGGTATTCTGAAAGTGAAGTGCCGCCGTAGTAATTTCGTCTTTGTTATTAGTAAAACCATTACCTCCTAGGTCTTTAATGCCCAGAAGTAAAGGCGAGGTAATTCTGTGAGCAGTTAAGATCTGCTGGGATATTCTCTGGGAAAGGTTTATGTAATATTCGTCGTTTGCCGAGTCAATAGCGGTAACCTCTGTGCCGTGTTCTTTAGAATTAGCAAATGATAAAAAGAACTTACCTGCTCCTTCTACTCCAGAAAATGACGCTGCCAATTCCTGATAAATTTCCTGACGGGTATCTGGATCAGGAATGCCATTATTCATCTGTACAAATAAACTAGGATTTAAACCATTCTTAAGATTATAGTAATGGAAAGAATCTACACTTACGTCTACCTGGCAAGAGGTAAGGGCTCCTGAGTAATCCGGTACAGGGTATATTTTATTGCCTGGTGTATGGTCAAAAAAGTACAAAATCTGTGAGGGATATAAATCCGCTTCAGCAGGATTAAACGCTCTTATTGCCCGGGGCCTATACAGGTCTTTCTTATAGCGGTACCAATCACTGCTATAGTAATACCATAAAACACGGTCGGCGTCTTTATCGATATGTCCTGAACGGATATCGTTAAAGTCCATATTGTAGATGTCTGTAATTTTATCACCGGTTTCGTTCCATACAACTTGTAAGGCAAGACCGCCGTAAATAATATAGTCTAACGCTGCTCTTTCAAACACGTCGTTCCAAGATTCTCCTAGTTCGTTTGATCTTTTTAAGACGTAATCAAAGTCAGGATTTTTCATTCTTAATCCCTCTCCTACTGTATAGATTTTTTTAGAAACTATACAGGTCTTATTCATAGCGCTACCGTTATAGAGCGGGGTAATAAGTTCATTGGGGTATAAATTATTATAACCATAATTAACCCATGAAATCCCTTTTTGGTGAAATACCACAGGCAATGTCGGATCAGGCACTGTAGCGCTGAAACTATAAACAGTGGATTTAGAGTTTTTAATATCGTTCATTATCTGTAAGTATGTAATTAGTAATAAGTGGCAGGATTAAACCAGGGTAACCGATTGAATATAGGCGTAAGTCATAGGTTCTGACAGGTAAGTGTTAGCAGAACGGGATCTAATTCCAAAGTATACAGGAAATTTAAACTTATTCCAGTCTGTGTAATCTGCTGGGTCTATAGTCATGGTATAGGTAGCAAAAGAAGAAGTAGGTGTAAGAGCCTGTTCTACAATATGCTGGACATTCGGTCCATACTGAACTGCTAAAGTATCCCAGTTTGCCTCCGCCCCGGCATCAACTTTAAGCGTAAAAGAAACTATAAAAGGTGTAGAGGGTTTATCTAAAACTCCGATTAATTTCCAAACATAAACTGGTCCTCCAGCATAAACAACAGGGTTCCAATAATTAGTTGATGAACTCACTTTTAAGCTACCTCCATTTTTAAAATAAATGTTATTGTAGATGTCCATAGTTTTTAATCCATCGGCATCGGTAATTTGTACCGGTGTTAGATTACTTTGGCATATTCTGTTTAATGAAGACACTGCTGAAGTAGCGCCTTGAACAAAGTTAATAGAGAATGAATTTCCAACCCCAGGTTTAAAAGAATCAATTGTTTTAGCCTCTGCCGCTAAATCAATTATTATTTGGCCCGTTACATCGTATGTAAAATTAAATCCGCTTTGTGAAGCTCCTGTTCCAAAAAATTCTATATCCTCTATCTGAACAGTTTGATTGGCTGCTCCAAAAGCCAAAGTAACCGGCTGGGGTTCACTTGTATAATAATTTAATTTCTTAATATAAATGCCTCCTCTGCCGAGCCAATTTGTATTAGAATTAATTGAAGTTCCGTCATATCCTAAACTATTTATAACACTTTGTCTCATGTATAAGTTCATTTGATTCTTAGATCCTTCTTGTCCTACTCTTGAAAACATAGGAATAGCAGCGTTTTCAAGACCGCCCACTTGATTATTGCTGGCATTGAAAGATAGAGAACCGTAAACATCACATTCGTAAGTATCTGGTTGACTTGTTAAGGTAGAAATAGAAGCATTAACATAATCATTTCTCATACCCGATTGGGGATTGGTAAAATACCATTTAGAGGGAACCAGTGGATCCGCCTGAAATACTCCGACTCCGTAGGTTTGATTTATAGCAAAGGGTGTAGCCCTACATGAAGCAAAACTTCCTACAGCAAAAGACTGATTAGCAGTTGCTCCTGTTCTGATTATTCCTGAAGAAGTATGGTTTAAAAATTTGTCCCAAATAAGATCTTCGCCCCAAGTTCCAATTCCTGGTGAGTTATTAAAATCAAACATTATTGGACCCGTGGTAACTTGTAGTGTTTGCCCTGTTCTTCTGCCAACTGTCCACCCACCTTGAGTAGTAAAATCGTTAGACCATCCGCCAGAAATAGTAATTCCGGTTCGTCCACCAGGTAATTGGGTAGTAACACCAGAACCTAAAATCTCGAAGTTAGTGCCTGTGCTATTGCTATAGTGGTATGTTTCAATCCTTTTAACTGTATTAGTTGTAATTGTTGGTCCCATCCACCACAACGCCATTGTAATTGTTGAGGCAGTAACAGCTGTAACTTTAATATGGAATTTATCAAATCCAAACTGTCCGTCTTCAAAAGATAAAATATCGTCCACTAAAACCGTTCCCACTTGAGAAACTGTAGTGTCAATAGTCTGAGATCCTAAAGTAAATGTAAAGTTTCCAGAAAGTGCTGCTGACCATTGTCCGCCGGCTACTTTAATAAAATCATTAGAACTGGCAACTGCCAATCCCTTAAGAACCGTTTTGTAAGGCAAAGCAGTTGTGCCGTCTCCTGTTGTGTCATTTCCTGTAAGGAAGTTAGTGTGTATAAAAGCCATGTTTTATGAAATATTTGGGTTATAGTAATAATCTGTTGAAAGCGGAGCCAGTCCAGCTTCAGTAGGTGTATAATAAAAAGATGTGTTGAACTGTATGCTTTGAGGAGCAATATTAGAAACGACATCAATATAATTATTTTTTATCTCGGGTGTTCCTGTTCCCCCGGCGTTTGCCGCCGCTAAAGAGACTGTGTAAGTACCAGCCGCTGGGTAATAAACGACAGGATTTTGTAACGAGGTATTCCCGCTAGCCCCTGTGCTTCCGAAATCCCATAGCCAACTAGTTGGTGAGTTAGTAGATGTATCGGTGAATTGGAAAGCGGTTTCTCCCGCTGTACCTCCAGTGGGCACAGCAAAAAATCCCACCACCGGTACCGGGGTTGGCGCTGGACCAGTCGGGGTTTTTAAAGCCCCTGCTATATTGGCTATAAGGTTCAGCATAGTTTAATTATTAATATAGGGCGTAAGCGGTTCCTGTAGAAACAGCAGTAACGTTTGTAACTCTGAGTGGGTTGTATCCTGCTGGTAAAGCCACTGTTAAAGACTGTCCGCCCTGGGTAGTAAGGGTAACGTTAGCAGCTGCTGTTAAAAGCAAAGAATAATT